CCGCACCCAGGTAACCCTCAAGGGGAGGCACCCTCCCCAGGTGCCGGCTCTCGAAGTGGGATCGCTTCGTGTGCTGCGCGCTTGACGGAATCTGGTCCATGGCTTGCGATCTGGGTGCTCGACACGAAGCCTCCGATCACTCGGACTCGGAGCCCTGCGTGATGGCCGCGCCGCTTTCGAGGCCAAGCGGCAGACGCCCGAACGACAGCGGCGCCAGCGCACCGACCGCCTCGGCGTAGAGTTTGGCGCGCTCGGGCGATCGGTTCACGATCGATTCAGCGATCGCATCGAGGAGCCGGTCGATCGTCAGCTCCAGCTTCTTGTTGGCCTTGCTCATGCTGTCCTGCCTTCTGCGTCTCGGTTGCATTGGCGGCAGACGCGGCCGCCTTCTGGTGTGACGACGCCATGGTCGGCGAGCGCGTGACCTCGCGGGCACAACGCACGGCGCGCCCGATGCCGCCAGCTCTTGCGCAGCTCGTTCTCGCGGCGGGTCACGAGCTCGAGGTGGTGCAGGGCGACGCACGCACGGCGCCGGCACAGGTGGTCGAGCTCCATGTCGCCCTCGATCGCGCCGTGCTCGGCCTCCCACGCGACGATGTGGGCGCGTGTCCGGCCATGGAACGCGTAGCCGTCCTTATCGCGCCGGCCCGTGGCGAGCTCGCAACCAAACACCGGGTCGCGCTCGGTGCTCACGCGATAACCCCGAGCACACGAAACGCCTCCGAGAGCATGACGTGGTGGTGCGAGATGCGTCGCGCCTGGGTGCGCTGGGAGGGCGACAAGCCAGTCATCGTGGAGACCGAACACGCGATCGCTGCGCGCGGCGACCCGCTGCCGAGCACCGTCGGACGATGGCCGGCCTCCGGAACGCTGGCGGGATCTCGGCCTCCCAACTCGCCGCCGTGAACTCCTCGACACGCAGCGTCCAGCGCTTCTGCTTGCCGCGGTCGCCGCGCTTGCTCCAGCTCCACAGCTCGAGCCGGCCGCCGGCCTCGACCCAGGCCAGGGCCCGCGGCTCGGCGAGGATCTTGGCGCGGCGCTTGGCGTGGTCGGTGCCGCTGCACGCCTGGAGCCCGACGATCTCGCCCGCAATCGCCTGACCATGGACCGTCTCGACGCGCGGCACGATCGCGAGCACGTCGATCACGCCGAACAGGTCGACACGCACCTTGGCGTGAGGGTTCCAGCGCTCCACGACCTGTGCGATCAGTCCGCGCCTGCGGCACTCGGCGAGCGTGCGCTGCGTGGGCGAGGTCGACGCCTTGCGCTTCTTGCGCGGCGCCATCTCCTGCTCGAGGTCGGCGACGTGTGCTTCGATGCCACGCTCCTCGATGTCGCGCAACCCGGCGCCGACCGACGATGCGGCGATCAGCTTGTCGATGCGCGCCGTCACCATCTCACCGCGCCCTGGTCGACGTGGCTCGCGAACGCGTCGTGGATGCCCTCATGGTCGGCGCGGCCGCAGCGGTACGTGTAGCCGTCGAGCTCGATGATCGCGCGGCACCGCGACTGCTGGTCGGTGGTCTGCTCGCGGCGCATCGCGGGCATGAGCTCGTCGCGCGGGATGATGCGACGCGCGGCGTTCACTCGCGGCTCCGATCTTCCTCGTGCCGGCGATCGCGCTCGTCGCGGATGCCGCGGTCGTATGCGCGCTGCATCGCCTCGAGCACCCACTCGTGCGGGTCGAACTTCGCTGGGATGCCGTGGTACTCGTGCACGTCTGTCGTGCGCTCGACCGTCTCGCGCGCGAGCTTGATCAGATCTTCGCGGGTCGCCGGCATCGGCCTACTCCTCGTCCCCGTCGTCGCTGTCGTGGTCGCTGACCCGCTTCTCTTTCTTGACTTTGCACGTGCCGACGGTCTGCTTCGTGAAGAAGCGCCGCTCGACGCCGCCGAGGTCCTCGTAGACGTAGAACTCGAGGCCGTGCTCCCTGAGCAGCTCCTGAGCCTTGTCGCGCGCGGCCTTGACCAGCTGGCCGGCCTTGACGCGCTTGCCCTTCGCTTTCTCGAATTCCTCGAGGGCTTCGTCGAGCGCTCGGATCGCCTCTTGGATCTTGCCCTCGTCGGGCCTGCGGGTGCCAGGGAGCTCTGATTGCTTGCGTGCCATGTGACGTGTTCCTTTCGCGGGTCAGGTGAGATGCGTGCGCCATTGCCAGCACAGCGCGTGGATCGCATCGGTTGCGTCCTCGGCGTGCGCGTAGAACAGCGCATGGGGGAATTGCTGCGCGATCGCGCGCTCCGGCGGCACGCCGGGTGGCGGCTCGAACTGGACGCGCTTGCGGGGGATCAGGATCAGCTCGGTCTGCGGATGGAGCTCGGCGAACCACCTCGTGCTGGTGTCGAGCTTGAGCAGGAAGCAGAACCGCGTGTGCGCGTACGCCCGGATCCACGGGGCGACGTCGCTGTACGGCGGGTTGATGAATACGCGCTCCTCGGGTCGGATATGCAGCGCGCCGACGAGACCGTCCTGACCGCGATCGAGCTGGAGCGCCAGGTCGGCGGCGACCGTGGACCGCTCGTTGCTGCACGGGTCGAGACCGAACCGGCCAATCGCGCTGGTGATCCACGCCGGCGTGCACCACGTGTCGCGGTCGATGTCGACCTCGGGCGCCGGGTCGGGCACGAGCGCGAGTTGCGGCGCGCCGCCCTGCGCTAGCTCGGAGCGCTCGCCCTCCGGCCCGTCGTCGCCGGCGGTTTCACTCAATTTGCGCTGCTGCTGAGCGAAACCCGTCGGGTCGCGGTACTCGTTCATGTACCGGAGCGCCGTCGAGTCGTCGAGCTTGACCGACGCCAGGAACTCGCCCCAGCCCTTGGCCTTCGGGCCGCGCTCGGGCCAGGCCGGGCGGACCTTGCACAGCTGCGCGCCGATGCGGAGCCGACGGGCCTTCGCGCTCTCGCGCGCCGCCGCGGCCTGCTGCTCGTGGCGCTCGGCGATCCGGATGTCGTCTCGCTCGCCGGCCAGATCGACGATGACGCGCTCGCGGGCGAGGTCGATGTCAGCGGCGCTGACCACGAGTTTCTCAACAATGGCCGGGATGGGCTTCATGGCTTCCTCGCGATCGCAAAATCACCGAGCGCGCCGGCCTTGCGCTCGATGCGCGTCGGTGACCGACCGGCGAGATCGCGGATGACCTCGTCGAGCTCGGCATCGAGCAGCTGTCGATACCGCCATTCGTTGTGACGCGATCGGTTGCCATGCTCGACGCACTGAGCGAGCACGACGCCGAAATCGTCGATGCGACACTCGCACTGTCCCGTCGCGTCGTTCACGTCATCCTCCGTCGGCTGTTGCAGTCGTCGCACCACACGACCTCGTGGCGCCCGATCGGTTTCTCGCGACGTCGGGCGAGCATCGCGTTGCCGGCATTGCGCGCGTCGACCGCCTCGCGCGTGACGCCGACCATCGTGTTGCAGCCGCCGCGACACGGCCAGTGCTCGACGATCGCGGGCGGTGACCAGCTCGTCGGGTCGGTGCGTGATCGCGACGGATCGCGCTCGCTCTCCTCGCGACGGCGCAGGTCGGCGAGGACTTCGGGGTCGAGACCGGGGAGGCGGGTCATGCGAACAGGACCCTCTCGTTGCAGTGCGCGCAGGTCCTGACCTGGAGCAGAAGCCGAGCGCCTCCGAGCGCCTGGCTCGCCTCGTAGGCCGGCGCGCCCTCGGGCGGCAGCATGTACAACACGCGCCCGGCCTTGAGCAGCGCGATCGCGTCGGCGTCGCTGAGCTTGCTATCGTCGGCGAGCACGACCCCGCTGACGTGTCGCACTGACCCGTCGCCGGTGCAGACTCGCGGGTCGACGACGCCGACGACATGCAGGTGCGGATCGTCGTCGGTCGCGGTGCGTACGCTCGCTGGCTCCACGGCGTCGAAAATGCTGTCGGTCATGTCGCTGCCTTTGCTGGTTGGGGTTGCTCGTCGGTGGTCAGTGGCGCGCTCGTCGGTCCCGCGCGTGCGTCGGCGGTCGCGCCGAACAGTGCCGCGCGGGCGTGCGCCGCCATCGCGGCGACGTCGGCGAGCTCGTCTCGCGACACGACGACGGGTGGCTCGGAGAACTCGGGCTTGGGTGCAACGTACGGCTCAGGCTTCGCGTAGCGGTCGGACTTCGCCGACGTGCGCTTCGCCTCGGGCTTCGCGGATGCCTCGGCCAGCGAGGTGTCGACCGCGCGCGCTGCGCGCTCGGGATCCCAGATCATCGCCGGCTTGAACCACCGACGATGCCGCTCGCGAATCGCCTCGGCCTCGGCGACGAGCACGATGTGCAGCATCTTCGCGTCAACCTCGGCAGGCGAGAGCCCCCCGTCGATCAGCTGCCGCTCGCAGCGGTTCATGTTCTGCTCGTTCACGCCGGCGGGGGACTTCGCGAGCGCGCCTGCATTCGGCTCGATGCCGGCCTCGCGGATCCGGCGATCGGCCTCGAGCATCGCGCCCCACCACCGCTGGCGCCTGTGCCAGGCGCTCTCACCCGGCGGGGCGACGGCCGCCGGCGCGACCCGCGCGCGCTCGGCGCGGATCTCGCCTGGGGTCATGACCAGCGGGCCGGGGATCGCCGGCTGTGTCCTCGCGATGTCCTCGCGTGCTGGCGCCGGCGGGGACACTGCGGGGACAGTGGGCGCCGGTGGCGCAGGTACTGGGCTCGATGGGATCGCGCGCGCGGAGGGAGAGCTCTGATCTTCCGGAACCGGATCCGGAGGAGGATCCGGAACCGGATCCGGAGGGTTCGGCCGTGCTTCGCGTTCGTTCGTTTTTTGCTTCGCCGAATTCCCCTGTGGATCATTGGCAGTTAGCCCCTCAATGTCGCCGTGCTTCGCGTCTCGTGGGCGGTCTGCTTCGCGGTTCGGATCCACGTCTCGGATCGCGTCGTTCGCCGCTGCTTCGCCGCTGCTTCGCCGCTGCTTCGCCGCTCGGCGCCGTGATTCCGCGCTCTTGAGTCCGCCTGCGCGCCCAGCCTCGCTCTTTGCGCCCAGGTACTCGATCCGCTTTCCGGCGCCACGGATCCGTAGTCCGCGCCGCGTGTTCACGGCCAGGTCCACGGCGAACATCGCATCCGCGAACCCGGGCCGGTCCGCCGCGTGGTCGATCAGCGCGGCAGATACGGTGTCGCGCTCCAGGTCGTAGCAGACCGCGAACACCGCCATCAGCCGGCCCATCGCCTCCCACCGCGACATGCGGAGGTCGAGCGCGAGCTGCGTGATCCGCGGGTCGCGGAGGAACTTGTCGTCGATCGACATGCGGGCCATCAGTCGAGCTCCGCGGGCCAGAGCGCTCCCTCGACGATCATGACGCCCGGCACCCTGCCGGCCGCGGCCCACGCTGCCAGGCTCGACCGCGCCGCGGCCTTGCTGCTGTAGTGGTCTCGGATGCTCGATACCGCGTCGCCGAGTGGCACGCCGGGATTCCGCTCGACGATCGCGCGCAGCTGCTCGCAGGTGTCACGGAATGGTGTCCAGCGCCCGCCGTTGGTCCCGGCCGCGGCATGCGTCTGATGCTCAGGCCGGAGCTTCGTCGCGAGCGCGACCGGGCGGGTATTCCACCGCGGCGCCGGCATCGCCTCCTTGACCCGCGGACAATCACGCTCGTCGCCAGCGCTCACCTCGAGCAGCCCCACGCCGACCTCGCGACACACGCTGGCGAAGTCGCGCAGCGTACGCGTGTATGGCACGGCGCAGTAGGCGCGGTGTGCGTGGCGTCGTCGCCCCATCGCTTGGACCAGAAGCGCGAGCGATAGGCTGAGCTTTGTCTCGATGATCCAGAGCTCGGGCCCCACGCGCGCCACGATGTCGGCGACGCCGCCGGCGACCTCGACCTCCTGATAGACCGCCGCCCCGCTGTCCTGCAGCCACGCGACCACGACCGCCGCGAGGTCGGCCTCGGTGTGCTTCACGGGCGCCATCAGGGCACGCTCGCGTTCCACGGCAAGTCGTCCTCGCGCCGCGCCATCGCGTGACCGCCGGCTCGTCGCCGCGCGCGCTCGTGCAGCGCCCACCCGATCGCGAGCCACGGGCTGTCATCCGACCCGGCGTAGCGCTGGCCGGTCTCGTGGTCGACGATCAGCGCGCGCCAGCTCGCGCCCGGCAGGCGCTTGGAGTTGACGCCCCACAGGCCGAACTCGAGGGTGAAGTCGAGCGACATCAGCCGGCCTCCGCGCGCAGCTCGTCGCGACGCGCGGCGGCCGCGAGGTCCACGAGCCAGTCCGACCGGCTACGCATACCGTCGACGCCCCCCCCGCCGAACGGGGCCGCGTGCGGAACGTTGCGCGTCCGGTTCGAGCGCTTCGTCACGCGGCGCGCTCCCATCGGATCTTCAGCTGCGTCGGGTGTTCGTCGACGCGAGGGCGATCCTTGCGATCCCACGAGCCGCCGCCGGCCTCGCCAACGCACGTCCATCCCGCGGCCTCGAGCGAGATTCCGCCCTCCTCGGGGAGGATATACGTGACCAGCCGGCGCCCCCCCATCGCGCGCCATGCGCGCCAGCACGCCGCGTACAGCATCGAGCACGCGCATGACGCGTGCAGCTTGCCGGCGCTGTCAGCAAACCGGCCGGTCTCGATCGAGCACAGCCGCGTGACCTCGGCCGTGTAGTCGTCGGCGTCGAGTAGGCGCGCCTTGGCGCGACCGACGATGGCGACCGCGACCACGACGCGAACCCGCGCCGCGCCGATCGCGAACCGGCCGCTCTCGTCGCGGTCGTGGTGGCGGTGATGCCCTTCGACGAAGGCGTGCGCCTCGGTCAACGTGAGGGGTACGAGCTCGAGCCGCATCAGCCCTTGCCTCCGAGCTCTACAATGTCGATCTCGTGCGGCTCGCGCTGGTCAACGTCCGCGAGCGCGAGCTGCGCGGGCACGTTGCTCGCGCGCGTCAGGTCACCCTGCCACTCGGCGGCGCGCGCGGGCTCGACGGCGATCGCGAGGTCGTCAGCGGGATGGCGCGCGTCCTGGTAGCACTGCTCACAGTGCGCCTCCATCGTGAAACCATCCCGCGCGCAGAAGCCGCTCTCCCGCTGCGCCTGATCGACGATGAAAGTGCAGTGCGCGAAGTGGCTGGAGCGGACGTCATCGCGTAGCGCGGGGCGCTGCGGCGACTGGTCAGCGCCACCCCGCTCGGCACCGACAAACATCTCGCGCCGCGCAGCCTCGCGCAGCTCCGCGCGCTCGACGTCCTGCGCGCACAGATCCTCGACGACGGCGAGTAGTCCGACGCTGATCGGGTGGTCGGCGACGGCGCGCCAGCACTCGAGGCAGCGCTCGACCACCGGCACGTTGGACTGGCGCTCGACCGGATCGGCAAACGGCCACGAGCCCCTGCACCTGGTCTCGACGATGCCGCGCGAGAGCCTGGGCGTCGCGATGTGGAACAGCCGGTCGACGTCGCCGGGCCCGGTCGCGATCCGGCGCTCCCACTGGAGGCCGCGGGCCTGCTCGATCGCGGTCAGCGCGGCGTCGGCGAGGCGCAGTTCGTCGTGGCTCGCGAGCTGGAGCCTGCGCGTCAGGTCGGACGCGAGCCCGCGGCGCTGGAGGTCGGCGCTCATGGTCAGGCGGCGATCGCGATGACGCGCTCGTAGGCGCGCACGGTGGCCTCGACGATCGGGCGGCGGGTGAGCGAGCGGACGCGCGCGCGTTCTTCCGGACTTTTATAGGCGTCGGCGGCGTAGGCGGCGGCGGCGTCGGCGGCGTAGGCGGCGGCGTCGGCGGCGTCGGCGGCGGCGTCGGCGTCGGCGTAGGCGTAGGCGGCGGCGTAGGCGTCGGCGGCGTCGGCGGCGTAGGCGGCGGCGTCGGCGGCGGCGTAGGCGGCGGCGGACTTTTTCCTCGTATCCCAAGCCTCCGATCTGATCTCGCGGCAGATCGCCAGCGCCGCATTCGCGCTCGCGAGGTCGACGATCGGCGCGATCGCGCGCATCCGATCCGCGAGGTCGGTCCACTTCACCGCGTCGAGGCCCATCGGCGCGAGCTCGCGGATCGCCGCGTCAACCATCGCATACGCGCGCTTGCTCTCGAGCTCGGGTGCACGCGTGCCGACCAGCCGCGGGATCAGCGGCGCGAGCAGCTGGCGCTCGTCGTCGGTGAAGCGATCGTTGAGCCCGCGCATGATCGCGCCAAGGACCGGCGACGCGCACTTGGGGTGATCGCTGTGCGGCTCGCCGGCCACCCACGCGACGGCTTCCATTGCGCACATGCCCTTGTCTGGCGAGCTGTGGCTTCCGTGTTTGAGGACTAGATTCGATGGAAGTTCGCGAACGAGCTTGGGGATCGAGGTCTCCATGATCAGTGGCTCCTGGCTGCCGCGATCTGCGGCGGATTGCGTGACGGCGCGCCGCGATCTACCGTGGCGGCATGCGCGTGATGCTGGTGTTGCTGGTGGCGATCGGGGCGGGGTGCGCGGCAAGCTCGCCGCTGCCGACGTGCGCCGAGCTCGGCTGTCGATGGGCGGCGAGCGGTGAGGCCGACCGCTGGGCGCCGTGCGCGGACAGCACGTGCTTCTGCGATCAGCCGGAGCCGGCAACCGCGTGCTCTCGCGTTCCGTGCGGCGACGGCGACGCGTGCGCCTCGGGCTCGCACGTCGAGTTCGCCGCGTACTACATCACCTACCCGCACCTCGAGCACGTCTGCTTCTGCGATCCGGATTGAGATCGCGCTCGCTCGCCGCGATACGCTCAGGTGATGCGGAGATGGATTGTCGTGGCTGGACTCGCCGCTGGCTGCCGCACGCCGTACCGGGCCGAGGCGACACTGGTCGGCGACGCCAGCTATATGATCCGGTCGGCGCCCGAGGGCGAGCAACATAGCGACGCGATCGCGATGCAGGCGGCGCAGCGCCGAGCGCGCGAGGTCTGTCCGGACGGCTACGAGGTGCTCGACAGCAGGACGGGCATCGCCCAGAGCACCGAGCGCGTCGCCGTGTTCGGCCGGCGGATCAACGAGACGCCCGAGGTCACAATCACGGTGCGCTGCACCGGTCAGCGCTGAACACGCGCGCCCGTTGCGAGAACCTCTGACGCGACCTACCGTCGCGACTGTTGTGGCGGTTGCTGTACCCACGATCAGGCAGCCCTGATCGCCTGCGTTGCCCTCGGCGGCACGAGGCCGAACGCCTCGTGAATGGCAGGGACCAGCGTGGATGCGGTGGTGTCCTTCTTGAACAGGAGGACGATCGCGGGCGGCGACGCGCCGATCAGGCCAGCCAGTCCGGCCTGGCTGATCCCGCGCTCGGTCATGATCTTGCGGATCTCAGCCTTCCACGCGGCGTCGATCGGGTAGGTGCCACGGGTCGAGCGCTTGGCCGAGCGCGCCTTCCGGATTGGTTTCATGCCCTACATGCAGCACGTCTGAACGGTGCCTGTCAACTCCGCTGAATGGTGGCCGTGCTCACATCAGCTCGATCCATGTCGCGCCAGCCACGCCCCCGCGGTCGCTTCGTTTCCGTCGACAACGTGTGGAAGGCGGACATCAAGGCGCTGCTCGAACGCAGGGGGATCTCCCAGGCTGAATTAGCGCGGCGTATTGGCGCCTCTCCAGGCTCGATCGTCTTGCTGTTCAAGCCCGAGACCGTACAGAGCCGGCTGGTTCCTGCCGTGCACAAGGTGCTTGGGCTCGAACCGCCGGCTGATGCTACGACGATCACGGAGCGAGATGACGCGAAGCGCCGTCTTGATCGCATCTGGAACGAGTTCAACGACGAGGACAGGGCCGCCTTGCTCGCAGTCGCTGAACGATTCCAGCGCCGGTAGCATTGACCGTCGGCGCGCAGCAGAAATACGCTGGTCGCTCATGGCAAGGGCGACGTCAGAAGTAGAGGAGCTTGTAGCGCTGTGTGGTGACGACGCGGAAGCGTTGCGAGCCTTGGTCCTGATCGCCGAGCGACTGGCCAACAAACGAAAACGCGATCGAGATCTTTGCCGCGCATCCGCGCATGCCTCCTAGCATCGTTCAGATTCTCTGAACGTCGCTATTGACAGTTCAGCCAGCAGTCAGTACCACTGAATGCATGGAGAACAACGTCACCTCGCGCGGCTGCGTAGCCGTCGCGATCGTCCTGCATCTGCCCACATTTCCAGTCCTCGTCGCCAAGCTCGGCGGCCGGGTCGTTGCCTTCTGCGAGCGCCACGTCGCGGTCCGGTCGCTGGTTGGCCTGCCCGGCACCGTCCGCTGGGTCGGCGCCGACGGCATCGTCGGTGTCCACCTCGATCACGCGCCGGTCGCCGAGGTCACCGAGTACCCGCGCGACTTCCTGCGCGTCACCTGGGGTGGCATCGCGCTGCGTCAGCTCGAGGGCTACCTCGCCACCAACCCGCCGACCGCCGCTGACCTCGACGCGGTGATGGCGTGAAGCGCCCGACCTTCGTGCGCGTGGTGCGCAGCGGCCACGCCCTCGTCATCCACTGCAGCCCGCGCCCGGCTCCGACCTTGCGCATGACCACCTTCACCGCTGCCGACGTCGCGTCGGCGTGGATTGCCGAGTACCTCGCGATCCGCGCGGAGGCGCCGCGATGAGCGTCGCGCTCCCTATCGCCCTCATCGCCTACGCGCTCGGCGTCCTGTGGGTCGCGCGGTGGTGGAGGCGGCCATGACGCGCAACGACGGCGACGAGCGCATCAAGAATGCACTCCGCCTAGTCGGCTCCGACGTGAAGCCGTCGGCCGACTGGGAACGCAAGGTCATCGATCGCGTCGCGGCCGGCGAGGCGACTCCGCGTGTCAGCTGGCTGCGTCGCCTGTGGCGTCGCGTGACGGGCGGCCGATGATGTCGCCCGATGCCATGGCCTGCATGCTTCAGTCGCGCGAGCTGTTCCGCGCGGCCCACGAGCTCACCGCCGGCGACTCGACGCCGAAGCTCGCGTGCGTCGCCGCGCTAATCGGAGCGCTCGCGGTGGCCATCGCCGAGACCGACACGCCGATCGACGCACTCAACGCCGCGGTCGTGTCGCTCAACAGTACCCGCGAGGTGATGCCGGCGCTGCGCGCGGCCGCGATCACGGCGGCATCGACCCGGGGCACGCCGTCATGAGCCGCGACTTCTACCGCGACGAGCTCGCCGAGCGCCGCCTCGAGCGTGACCGCGAGCGCGAGCCGGCCCGTCTCCGCGCGGCCCGCCTGCCCGCGCCCGACCACCGCGCGCGGCACGCGTTCCAGGCGCGCCAGATCGACCTCGTCAACGCCCAGCTTGACACCTCCATCTCCGCAATGGAGTGCCCGGCGTGCTGCGGCCCGCTGTTCGCGCCGGCCGATTCGCACGGCGAGCGGATCGATTGTCCCGACTGCGACGCCCGGCTCGTCACCCACCGCGCGATCGGCGGCGAGCTGACCGCCATCCTCGTGCGGGACGGAGGTCTGTAATGGGGGCGTTGCTTCTCTCGCTGATCGCCGCCTCGCTGCTGATGGGGTGGTGCCTCGGTTTCATGATGAGCGATTGGCTGCACACCCGGCGCGGGCCGGATCGCCAGCTGCCGGCTGCCACGCCCCGCGCGATCGCGCGCGTGCGCCGCTCGAACCGCGCCGACATCCGGGCTGCGCTGGCGCGACACGGCGTGACGCTGCGCGAGCCCGAGCCACCGATCGTGCGTCCGCTGCCGCGCTTCGGCGTCGCGCCCATCGCGGAGATCGGCGACGAGCGCCCGTTCGTCCCGCTGCCGGCCGACGACTTCGAGACCGACGGCAGGGAGACGCACTGATGTCCGCGCTGCCGCCCGCCCGCATACTCGAAGTCACGCCGGACGAGTACCACAAGCTCCCCGGGTTCAGTGCCAGCCTCGCGAAGATCCTGATCGCTCGCTCTCCGGCGCATGCCAAGGACGCGGCCGACCGCCACGCGGAGGCCATCGCCGACGAGGATGACGATGACGTCGGCATCAGCGACGACAAGCAGAAGCGGCTCGACGCCGGATCGATCCTGCACGCGTTGATACTCGGCATCGGCAAGCGGGTCGAGGTCGTGCCGTCGACCATCCTGTCGAAGAACGGCGCGTATGGCACCGCCGAGTCCAAGGCGGCACGGGATGCGGCGCGGGCCGCCGGTCGGATCCCGGTCAAGGAGCCGGACATGCCGCGGTACGAGCACGTCGCCGGGGCCATCCGGTCGAAGATCGCGGCGGCAGGCCACGTGCTCGATGGGATCAGCGAGCTGGCGATCGAATGGTGGGATCCGACGTCGCACGGCCCCGTCCAGTGCCGCGCGATGCTCGACCATTCCATCATCTGGAGCGAGACGGGCGCGCGCGGCCCGACCGGCGCCATCATCTACGACCTGAAGTGCGTCGCCGATGCGTCGCACGAGCGCAGCGAGCGCTCGGCCGAGAGCCTCGGGTACGGCATCCAGGTCGCCGCGTACACCCGGGCGCTGAACGCGCTGCACCCGTCGCTCGCCGGCCGCATCGAGTTCCGGTTCTTGTTCGCTGAGACCGGCCGCCCATACGAACTATGGGACCCGACGCCCGACGGCATGTTCCGCGAACTCGGCGAGCAGCGCTGGCGCCGCGCGGTGCTGGCGTGGGCCGAGTGCCAAGCTCTCGGCCGCTGGACGGGGCTACGGATCCCCGAGCGCAAGGAGATCACCGCTCCGATGTGGGCGCTGCGCCGGGAAGGGTTCACCGCCGATGAGTAGAACCTTTGAGAGCGGCCCAGCGCGGCGCGCGCGCATGCCGCTGATGCTCGCGATCGTCGGGGCGTCAGGGGCCGGCAAGACACTGTCCGCGCTGCTGCTCGCTGAGGGTATCAAGCGCGTGCAGCCGGGACCGATCGTCGTGATCGACACCGAGGCCCTGCGTGCGCTCAAGCATGCCGACGGGAATCCCGACCGCTTCGTGCATGTGCCGTTCGCTGCGCCGTTCGGTCCGCTCGACTACATCGAGGCGTTCAAGCACGCGCTCAAGCATCAGCCGTCGACGATCATCGTCGACAGCATGAGCCACGAGTGGGAGGGGCCGGGCGGCGTTCTCGAGCAGCACGGCGCAGTGGTCGCAGCGAAGGGCGACCGCTCCAACATGTCGGCGTGGATCAAGCCGAAGGCCGACCACACGGCGATGAAGCACTTCATCCTGCAGCAACGCTGCAACTGGGTGTTCTGCTTTCGCGCCAAGGAGAAGATCAAACCGGTCAAGGGCGGCGAACCCGAGGACCTCGGATGGCAGCCGCTCGGCGCCGAGGACCTGGTCTACGAGATGGATCTGTGCGCGCTGCTCTACCCCGGCGTCGACGGTCGTCCGCAGTGGAAATCGCCGCGCATGCACGAGCAAGCGATCATGAAGCTGCCGGGCTGGTTCCGCGCGCTGTTCGCCGGCGATCCGCAACTCAACCCCGACATCGGCGAGCAGCTCGCCCGCTGGGCAACTGGGTCTGATGCCGGCGTGGCGTCGGCCACTCCTCACGAGCTGGCGGTCCGGCTCGATGCCTGCCGGACGCGCGGTGAGCTCGGCGTGATCGAGGGCGACATCCGGGCTGCCTGGCCAAGCCTATCGGTCGCCGAGCGCAAGGCCATCGAGGCGGCCGGCGCTCGCGCCCACGCTCGCGTCAAGGCCACCGGGAAGGAGGCTCCGTCGATCTGACTGTTCGCGACGCGCTCTGTTCTCCCTGCGCGTCGCTACCGGATGGTGGTCACCGGGTGCTCGAGAGAGCGCGAATCCACCAGCGCCGACGCGCCCGCCGCCGTCGGTGTCCCCCGGGGCGGTGTGGATGGTGACACGGCCGCGCGATTCGCATCGATCTTCCCTACTGGACATCGCGGCAGACGCTCGTTCAATCCGAGCCCCCGGGACCACGCAGCACCAACAACGATTCACGGAGGTAGGCAATGGCAACTGACCAATTCACCGGCGTGCAGGTATTCACATCCACCAAGCGAGAGGAGCGCGACAAGCTCGGCGACAAGGTGACCGACTGGCTACGAAGCCGGCCCGGCATCACGATCGTCGACAAGATCGTCACGCAGTCGAGCGACAGCGAGTTCCACTGCCTGTCGATCACGCTGTTCTACAGGGGTGCGTGATGGCGGGCGCGGGTATCCCCGTCCTGTTCCGCCAGGATCGCGCTGCAGCCGTCGGTCACACCTCGGTTGGCATCGGCATCCGACGCCGGCGACCGCTGCGCCACCGGCGACTCGACCTGTTCGTCCAGCTGCTCCGCGGACCGTTCCTCGCAGGGTTCGATGCCGGTCTATACGACTGGAGCCCGCGATGACGATGTCCGCCGATGCGATCGATCCCGGATTGGTCACCGAACTGCACGCCAAGCTCGAGGCCGCCACCAACGCACTCGCGGACTGGCGCCGCCGCGCCGACCTCGCGCTCCAGCTCGCCGAGTCGCACGGCAAGGAGCTGGCCGACCTGCGCGCGACGCTCGCGGCCGATCCGTCCGCCGGCGATCCCGAGCGCGAGTCCCAATCGAGCTCCTTCTGGTTCGCGTCGTGGCGCGAGATGAAGCGGCTGCGCGCCGAGGACAGGCTGCGCATGGCTGCGCTCGAGCGCGAGGTCGAGCGACTGCGGTGTGGCGACCTCGTTCCGTTTCAGGCCGGCGAGCTCGAGCAACCGCGCGCCGACAAGTTCCGCGACCATCTCGGGCACTGCGAGGAATGCCAGGCCGGGCTCCACGAGCTGATGCAGATGGAGGCGCGCATGAGCGAGATCTCGAGCGGCCCCACGGGGGACGGCTGATGTCGCGCCGCGGCCCTCGCCCGCCCGGCGTGTCAGCGGCCCGGCGCGCCGCCGAGTTCTACCTCGCGGGCGGCGGTGTCACGCTAAACGAGGCCGCGGCGCGCTTCGACGTCTCGCGCACGGCGATGTGGCGGTACGTCGCGATGCTGCGCGCCGAGCGCGGTCTGCCGGCGGCGGAGCGGTCGGCGGCCGACCAGCAGCCGGGCCCGACGCTCGCGCAGACGATCGATCTCCTGACGATCCAGGCCGGCCGCCAGCTGCAGCCATCGGCGCGCCGGAGCGTCGTGGCGCTCGGTTGGGCGCGCAGGATAGACGCGGCAACCGGGTCGCGCGGCGGTCCGGCGCGCCGATGGAGACTCACGGAGACCGGCGAGGCCGCGCTCGCGTCGTCGCCGCACGTCGAGGCCGCCCAGCGCGAGTTCGCCGCCGGCGCGCGGATGGGAGTGTGGCCGTGAACCGCGACGGACTGACCGCGCTCGGTCGCGCCGCTGTGATGCTGATCGCCGGCGCGGCGCTCTGGTACGCGATCATCCGCTGGCTCGGCTGGTACACCGCCGGCGCCGTCGCCCTGGCCGGCGCCGTCGACTTCGTGTGGTGCGCGCTGCGGCTGCCGCGGCGGATGCGGCCCTGGTGACCGCCCGCCTGCACCCTGACGACATCGAGGCGATCGCGGCGGCGGTTGCGCGGCGCCTGCAATCCGGAGGACGGTCGACGACGGGAATCGTCGAGTCCTCACTGGAGGACCGATGCAGAGAGGAGAACGCATCCATGGACCCTATGAACACGGAGCACGCTGGCGAGTCATCCTCGTTGGAGCGGATGGCTCGCGAAGACGTCGCAGCTTTGAGACGCGGGCAGCCGCTGTCGCCTATGCCGACGCCGCGCGCGGCGAGGCGCAGGGCGGCAAGACGGTGAGCGAGGCGATCGCGGCGTTCGTCGAGCACGGGCGCATCAAGGGCCTCGCGCCGGCGACGCTCGAGAGCTACGAGGACCGCCTCGCCGCGCTGCTCGGCGACGTCGCCGCGCGCCCGATCCGATACCTGGCGCGCCGGGGCGCCGAGCTCTACACCGCGGCGCAGGCCGGCCGCGCGCCGGATACCCACCGCAACGCGCTCGCGGTCGGCACGATGTTCGGCCGGTGGCTGGTCAAGCAGCGGTGGCTGCGTGCCGACCCGTTCGCCGACGTCGAGCCGGCCGGCCGGCGCACGATCGGCGCCGACAAGTCCCGGCTAACGATCGACCAGTCGCGGAAGCTGCAGGCGGTCTGTCACCGACTCGCCGCCGAAGTCGACCTCGGCGCCATCCTGACGCTCGGCTATCTGCTGCTCGGGCCGCGCGCCTCCGAGCTCGTCGGGTGCGACGTCCAGCACGTAGACGATGGCGGCCGGCTGCTGTGGATCCCGGGCACCAAGACGCGGCCCGCGCGGCGTCGGCTCGCCGTGCCGGACGAGCTCGGCGTCTACCTGGTCGCGCTTGCCGAGGGCCGGCCCGGCGGCGACCCGCTGTTCCTGTCCGAGGCGTCGCGGCGCTGGCCGGCGGGGCGGCGATGGTCGCGTCACATGGCCTACAACCACACGCGACGCGTGTGCAAGGCGGCCGGCGTGCCCGAACTCGCCCCGCAGGCGCTGCGGCGGACCCAGGCCACGCTCGCGACCGACGCCGGCGTAGCGGGTCTCGAGGTCGCGCGCTCGCTCGGGCACTCGGTGCCGGCGGCGCCGGCGGTTACCGGCCGAGCGTACGTCGGGCGCGAGTCCGCGCGGGCGGCCGCGGTCGAGCGCGGGATGGTCGTGCTACAAGGCGGGCGGCGATGAGCGGTGACCAGTCCCGCGATCCCGAGTACCAAAAGGGGATCGCGAATTCGATGCGGCGCCAGGCTGCGAAGCTACTCGAGGATGCGCTCTCGCTGGACCCCGACGTTTTGTGCGTCGATCCCGTCGACCCGCAGTTCGAGCTCGGCGTGCTGCGCAAGCGGGTGGCCGAGCTCGAGGTCGTGCGGGACTACCATATCCGAGCCGCGGAGCAGCTTCGTGAGGAGAGGTACCGGCTGGCCCGGACGATCTCCAACCTTCACGCCGGAATGCCGGTCGCGTGGCGTGCGCTGACCGACAGGCAGCGCTACGAGCTGAGCCATGACTGCTGCCACGGCTGCGGGTCGCTCGACACCGGCTGCCAGTGCTGGAACGACGAGTGATCTGGGAACTCGCTGGGAACTCGACCTTCGGGCGCCTGGCCAACGATGCGTAAGTGCTGTGCGAGCGCCGGGACTCGAACCCGGACCTTGTTAAAGACAGGAACCTAAATCCAGCTGATTCCGACGAGAACCGCTGCCGATCTATTCCCAGGACTCGGCGATTCCCACGGCGGTTCGCGAGGATGCAGCGGGGAACTTCTCACGGCACGACGCGCAGCAGGCTCGTTCGGTGCTCGGGCTTTGGCCAGGTCATGTCGTGGCCGTTCCAGTGCGACCCGTCGGTCCGCAGGATGCCGGGCTTGCGACCGTTCGGCCCGCAGCACTGCGCCACGTCGAGCAGTGACCAGTCGGGCAGCTCCGGGTCCCACTCGAGCACCCGGGTCACGTTGACCACGATCGCGATATGCCCGATCCATGGCTGCGGGTGGCCGGCCAGGTGGATCGTCGGGTAGGCGATCAGGTCGCCGAGCTCGGGCCGCTCGGCGCGCACGAATAGCTCGCGGTTGTGGTCGGCATCCTCGATCGCGCTGTTGCAGTTGAGGTCATCCTCGACGCTCGCCCACGGCCCGTGATTGAAGCCGGGGCGATGGCGCGGCACGCCGTAGCAGCGACAGAACGCGAAGCCGAAGCAGTCGCTCGGGCCGTCGAGCGGCGTGCTGTAGTTGCCGGTCCCGAGCATGTACACGCCGGTGCCGACCAGCGAGCGCGCGACCGTCACCGCGGCGATCGGCGAGGCCGGGCGCGGCGGCGTCATTCGGTCACCCATCGGCCGCCGCGAATCCAGCCGTGCATTCCGCAGCCGGCCGGGCAGAGTAGCGAGCCCTCGATCGTCAGCTCCGGCCACGGCTGCACGAGCACGTGCCCGGTCGACGCGGGGTCGGGCTTGTAGCGCAGCGTCATCCACGCCCGGCATGCCGGATGGCGCCAGATCAGCCCGCCGCCGTCCTCGTCGAGGCGAATGATAACGCCGCCGCCGATGTCGAGGTCGCCGGTCGCGTCAGGCGGCGCCGTGCTGGTCGGCGGCGGCATCACGCACCCGCCGTGCTCTTGCAGTGCTGCCAGGCGGTCTGCACGAGCGCGAGCTGCGCGATCACGTCGATGGCCGCTGTCGCCCGGTCGCCGCCGGCCTTGAGCGCCTTCGCGTCGTCGGCGATCGCCTTGCCGGCGTTGATGATGGTCGCGGCGTCGGCGGTGCTGCAGCCCTCGAGGTAGCTCGCCTCCTTCTTGACGGTTGCGCCGGTGCCGGCGCACGCGATCATGGTCGATGCCGCGAGCACGAGGACGAGCAGCATCGCGGCCGGCGGCGCCAGCTTCTTGAGCAGGGCGGTGAGCGCATCGAGCTTGTCGTGAACCTTGTCGATGTCGGCTGCCGCGGTGTCGTCGATCGTCGTCTTGGTGTGCGGCGCGATCGCGTGCAGCACGACGGAGAGGCCGCCAAGGACGGAGCCCAGACCGCCGAGGATGACGCCGAGGATGAGCAGGGTGGTCGTGAAGTCGGACATGAGCGGGATCCTTTCAGTGAGCGAGGTGCAGAACGGCAATGGTGAGGGTGACGACGCCGAGAAAGACGGCGGTCATCGCGATGCGGAATCGCGCGGGCGACAGGTCGGTCATGGGTTCCTTTCGGCGCGCCGCAGCGCAGCGCGCATCTCGCGGAGCTCGATGTCGAGCCGGTCGACGGCGTGGCGCAGCTCCTCGACGCGCACGCTCTCGCCGGCCTCGGGCACTGGAGCCGCCGGCGCGATGACGGGCTTCAGCGCGCTGCCGGCGGCGACCGCGGCCGCGACGATGGTCGCGATCAGGTGCCGGCGGGTTGCCCGGTGCGCCTTGTGCGGACCGGCCAGCACGACCTCGGCCTCCTTGTCGCGCTTGGCGGCCGCGGAGCGGTCCCTGTAGAGCGCCACGAACACCTTGGCCAGGTCATCGACCGTCGCGGGGTCGCCGCTGTTGCGGCGCGACCGCTGCACGATGGCGCGCGCCTCATCGTCGGGCTCGCGCTCGAGCATCTCGAACGCGTCGGTGATGTCGGGGTCGCTCTTGGTCACCTTGAGCACCGGCACGCCGAGCGGCGGGGCGTTGCGCCGGCGCGCGGCCAGGTCCCGATCGTTGGCGGTCTGCCCACGCCGAGGGTTGCGCCAGCGGTCGGTGTCCTCGTCGTCGCTCATGGGTTGAACACGATCGCCGCGCCGACGTTGACGCTGTTGATGGCCCCGTTGCCGAACGTGCAGACGGTCGAGCCGAGCGCGCCAGCGGCCGCCACGGTGCCGGTCGCCATCGCGTAGTTGATGACGCCCGCGCCGGGGTTCATCTGCCCGTCGCGCTGCACGGTGATGCCTTGGATGTTGGTGTTCACGAACTTCGTGCCGGGCGAGCCGAGCGCCTGGTTGCAGAGGCCGATCAACATCACCAGCGAGTTGTTGCTCGTCGTCGTGATCGTTGGGATCGTGACCGACGTGCCGCTTGCCGCGGTGCCGGTCACCGGCGTCACCGTGATGCCACTCGACCCGCGCACGCAGAAGATGACCGCCGCGTTCAGCGTGTTGACGCCGAAGTCCACCACCGGCGTCGCGCACGGCCCACGCTTCACGCCGTCGGCGCCGGCGGTGCGTGCAGCGAGCGCGGTAGCGTCGATCGTTCGTGTCCACACCATGATCGAGCGGTGGGCGCCGCCGTTCACCGCGTCGGTCTGCGCGATCAGGAGCGTGAAGCCGGCCGCGGTGGTGAGCGTCGTAGTCGCCGCGCTCGGCGAGCCCTCGGCGACCAGGACCTCGATGTCGCCGACCTGCGGATCGGGGTAGCCCATCGGCCGCGAGGTGGTCAGCGATCCGCCGGTGCCGGACTGCGCCGAGAACGCGCCGCATGCGCCCTGGAACCACGGCGCGGGCCCCGAGCTCAGGTTCGTGCTCTGCCCGGGCTTGAAGATGTCCCGGATGGCGAACGACAGCGCGTGGCCAAGCGCCTCATAGCCCCCGCCGAGGTAGTGCGGGTAGTGGTCGAGCGGGATGAAGCTCGGGTCGAACGTGGATGCGTTGCCATCGGCGGCCGCGGCGGCGATCTGTGCCGCCTGGTAGGTCGCGGTCGAGTTCGGCGAGCTGTCCCACTCGCTGTTGATCAGGATGGTGAGGATCTTGAGGTTCGGCAGGCCGAGGTCCGTGCGGATGTTGTTCCACAGCGTCTGCCGGTCCGACTGCGCAGTCCCGGCGCCGATCGCCTGCGAGTCGGTCTCGCCGATGTAGTCGATCAGGATGATCGGAATGGCCGGCGTCCAACCGAACGCGGCGATCGCGCCCCGGAAGTACGCGATCATGTGGTCGTACAGTTTCTCGCCGCTGCCCGGATACGCGCTCAGCTTGGCCCACTGGCTCGGGATCGACGTCGAGCCGATACCGCACACCGCGATGCCCGGGCTCCGGTACAGGCCGTTGCGCACGAGCGCGCGACCGAGGCCGTTGTCGAGTCCGGTGTTGTCGGCTTGCCCGGCGGCCGCGTAGGCCTTCAGCGGGCCGACCGGCACGCGCGTGAAGGCCAGCGGATTCGTGCCGCTGAACTGCCAGTCCATCATGAAGTTGCACGCCGGGAACGCGGTGAACAGCTGCAGCGCTGTGTCGCCGGCGGCCTGCCCCGTGCCCGAGTGCTCGACCACCGCGGTGCCCGCGCGGCCGCCGTCGGTGAAGCCGACGCGGTTGCTCTGCCCCATTCCCAGAATGAGAATGTCGGCAGTCAGCCCGGGATTCAGTCCCGAGCGCAGACCGCTGCGCAGCCCGGAGCGAAGGCCACTGAACAGGCTCACGGATTGGTGCCGTCCCGGATGTCGAGGGTCGTGATCGCGGCAGTGACGATCTTGAGCCGCGCGCGATGCTGTCGGACGTTCTCGACGTTGATGAGGAGCCCGCCCGCCGCCGTGGCCGCCGGTCCGGTGAAGGTCAGCCCGGAGTCGATCCACACGTACGCCGTGGTGTCCTTCGCTCCGGCGTGCCTGTAGCTCGTGAGCTCGAGTGTGATCGTCGCCGAGCTGGTCGCGTCGAGCCACGCGACCTGCACGCCAAGGAAGCGGCCGCCATCCACGCCGTCGCGCACGGGGATCTCCACGTAGTCCGTGACGCCGCTGGCGATCTTGCCGCGAAAGAGGTTGGCATCGAGGTTGTCGGTCATGTGGTCAGTCCTTCCCGGCGCTGCGCCGGCGTTCCGGGGTCACTGCGCTTCACGGATCCGAACTGCGGTTGCGCGGTCGGTGCCTGCGTGCCGCCTTCGGTGCCCGGCTCGGCCGCGTACATCGACTGGATCTCGCGCAGCACGGCCGGCGTCATCGCGACGTCCACCGGCACGCCGGTCAGCATCGACAGCGCCAGGCGCCGCTTGTACGGCAGGGTCCGCTGCAGCGTCGGCAGCTTCGCGACCACCTGCTGCGTGAAGTCGGCGAGCAGCTCGGGGTATACCGCGCGCAGCGCGTTGGCATCCTCGGGCACGAAGTTGCCGCTGGCGACGCGCTCGAGCGCGGCGTGCGGGTCCTCGATGGCCGCGACCGAGCGCGCGAACGAGCGCATCTGCAGCTCCGGCACGCGCCGGCGATCGGGGCCGAGCTGCATCACGCCGTAGTCGGGCAGCTTGGGCATGATGCCGGCGAGGTACTCCATGCGCCGCGCCCCGACGGTCTCGACGCGGTCGGCGAGCATCGGCGACGCCGCCCGGATCGCGGCGAGCTGCGCAGCCATCATCTCGCGTGCCTCGGGCCGCATGACGGGCACCCCGCCCGGGCCGTACATCGTCTGTGAGCGAATCTCCGCGGTGCGCTGCTGGTACAGCGCCTCGAGGTCGGCCGACTTGGCGGGCGTCGCCGGCGCGAGCGCGGCCTTCTTGCTGCTGGGCGGCGGCGAGGATGCTGCGGCGGCGAGCGCCGATGCTGGCGCCGCGAACGCCACGCCGGCTAGGGTCCGCGTGCCGAGCACGCCGAGCGTCGGCGCGACCTTCGGCGCGGCCGCCACGGCGCCCTCGATGAAGGAACTCGCGGCTTTAGAAACGGCCTTCGCGCTCACCGAGGCGAGCTTGCTGATCCCCTTATAGGCTTTCTCCGCGACGGCGCCGGCCGGGCCGAGGAAGGGCGCGAAGGCGTGGATCGCCTTGCCGATCGCGTTGTCATGCGGTTCCGCGCGCGCGGCGAGCATCGAATCGATCTCCTCCAGCCGCGTGGAGGTCGGCTCGGCCACCAGCCGCGCGAGCGTGTCCTGCAGCGCACGGTTCCGCTCGAGCTGGGCGGGCACGCCTTGCAGCACGCGGAGGTTCGTCGGCAGCTGGTCGAGCAGCGGTAGCCGCGCATCGATGGTGGTGCGGCCGTAGCGCGCCTCCATGATGTTGGTGATGGCCTGATCGATGCCGCGCTGCGAAAGCGCGTCGTAGCGATAGCCCCTTACGTCCGGCGGTTGCTTCGCCTCGGGCAACTTCATCTCCTCGATGATCTTGGCGGGCGCGTTCGTGAACTCTTCTTGCCAGTCCGCGATCGCCCGCTCGCCCCAGGCCTGCAGCTTCGTCAGCGCCTGCTCCTGTTGGCGGAGCGCCGATGCCGCGCGCGCCGGGTCCTCGGCGAGGTCAGCCTGGACCTTGAGCAGCTTGTCGATCCGCCGGTCGGCCTGCAGCGTATCGAGCCCGATCGCGCGCACCTCGCGCGTCTTGCCGCCCTGCGTGGCGAGCCACGTTTTCTCATCGAGGTTCGCCTGGCGCGACGCGACGAGCTCGTCGACAAAGGCCTTGCGCTCGGGCGCCTGCGCCGCCTTGATCGCGTCGAGCTCGGACGTGCGCGCGGCCTTGAGGCCGGCGAGGTCGAGATCCTCGAGCGCTGGCCCCGCCGCGGTCGGGGTGGGAACATGCACGGCGGGCGGGCGCTCCGCGGCGCCCGTGATCGCCTTGCCGGCGCGCACCACGTCGCCCTCGACCGTGCCGGCGGCCGCCTCGCCGCCGTACAGCGCCTTGGACGGCAGCCCCGCGGCGGCGCGCTCGGCCGTGAGCGCATCGTCGGCCACTACCGCCTCGCGGCCAGCGCCGAACAGCCCGCCGACATCACCGACGAACGCCGGGGCCAGCGCGCCGGCGACCTGTCCCACGCCCGAGGCGATCGGGTTGAATTCCTGCTGCTCGCCGAACGGGTTGAGCACGCCGAACGACAGGCCGCTCACGCCGCCGCCGAGCAGCGCCTCCGCGGTCGGTAGCGCGCCGGTGTTCGCGCGCTCGCGAATGTCGTGGCCCTGCTGGAGCGCCGCCTGCGCGGGGTCGATCGTCGGCGCGATCAGCTGCTCGCGCGCCGCGACCTCGGGCGTCGTGTAGCGCGCCATCCCGTTGCGCTCGACCGCCACCGCGCCGGGATCGAGGTACTTGCCAGAGGCGAGCGCGGCCGGCGCCTGGTCCGCATCGACGAGCTCCTCCTGGCCCGTCGCGCGGTTGGTAAGGCTGACGTACCCGGGCATCTACCGCTTGCCCTTCTTCTTCGGATTCGGCGGGTTGACCTCCCATGGCGCCGGCGTCGCCGACCGCGACGCATTGATCGGCGGCGCGAACGGATCGGCGCCGGGCAGATAGGAAGCGTTCGGCGCGAGCGGGTTGGGCGCGGGGGCCGCCGGCTGCGGCGCCGGCTCGTCGCCGATCGGCAGCCCCAGGCGAGCTCGCCGGAGCGCCTCGTCCGGGTCGATGCCGAGCGCCTTGGCGCGATCGGCGACCTCGTGCCGGCGGATCTCGCCGGCGGCCTTCGTGCGCTGTTGATCGGCGAGCGCTTGGGCGTCAAGGACCTCGCGCGCCAGCCCCCCGAGTTTCGTCGCGGCATCGGCATCCGCCGCGGAGAGCTCGCCCGGCTTGAGTCCCTTGCGATATGAGGTATCGCCGGCCGCGGCGTGGAACCGCTGGAGCAACTGCGTGTACCGAAGGGTGGCCCGGTTGGCCTCCTTGACGGCGGCGGCCTCGGCGACGGGGCGCCCCTCGAGCTCGGGCAGCGGCGCCGGGGGCGGCGGCAGATCGCGCGCGGTAGTCACATCCTTTTCGCGTTGCTGCGCGGCCGCCGTCTCGTCGTGTACGCGCTGCGATGCCGCCGCGAGCGCGGTCTGCGCGTCCTTGCTCTCCGGGTGCGCGGCCGCCGCGGCCTGTGCGGCGTCGAGCTCCTGGTTCGAGCTCGCCTGCACCACAGCGCGCTGGCGCTGGGCGATCTTGATGACCGGGTCGGCATCGACGCCCACCACCGACATCGAGCGGCCGAAGTCGCGATCGGCGTCCGAGAGCGCGTCCTGGATCTGCTTCCCGGGATCACGCGACTCGAACACCGAGGCGCGCTCCGGGATGCGATGTTGCTGCGCCTCGAGCTGGCCCTGGGTGAGCTTGTCGCCGAGGAGCTTGGTCAGGTAGACCATCAGCGCCTCTCGCGCCGCGTCGTACTCGGCGCCGAGCGTGCTCTTGCGCGCCGACCAGATGGACTCGCCGAGCGACTTGGCGTTGTCGATGCGCCGGCCGATGTCGGCGAGCTTGCCGTAGTAGTCGTTGATGCCCGCGTAGACATCGAGCTGGTCCTGAACGCCCTTGCGCTCCTTGGCGTCCTCGCCCTTGCCGCCGAGCTGGCGCTTGCCCATGATCGCGGCGCCCGGCTCGTCGGGATGCATGAAGGGGTTGTAGAAACCGGTCGCGACCTGGTAGCCGGCGCCCGCGGCCGCGCCGCCAGGACCGCCACCGCCGAGCTTCGCGAGTAGCTTGGCCGCCTCGGCGTTGTTCTTCGTGATCTCGGACGCGTTCTTGCCGACCGTGCTCTGCGCGAGCACGCCCTCGCGATTCTCCTTCGAGACGTCGAGATAGTTCTTGAGCTGCTGCTGCGCATAGGCGTTGGTGCCGGCCCGCTGCGCCGCGCGTGCCTGCATGATCGTGTCGGCGATCCGCATCGACGTCGTGCCGCGCGGGTCGTACTTCAGCTGCTCGGCCTGGAGCTGCTGGATTGTCGACTCCCACGCCGCGGCGCGGGCGGTCTCCGCCGACCTGTACATGTCGCCCGTGCGCGCGAACATCTCGCCGACGGCCGTCTGGCGCGCCGCGAGGATGCCGCGGCGGTTCAAGATGTCCGCCTTCTGCGTCTCGATGCCCGTATCGATCGCGTGCTGCAGCATCAGGATGCCCTGGTTGGGACCGCCGGTGCGCGCTTGGACGAGGCCGCCGATGATGCCGGCGAGGAGTCCCGCGAATCGCTGGCCCTTGCTCAGCCCTCCGTGCGGATCGATGTGCTCGGCCGCGAGCGCCTTGTAGTCGCGATCGAGCTCGGCCGCCTTCTGCTCGGCCGCGGTCTGCGCCTTCTGGTAGCGATCGGCATTCTCCTGTGCGCGGATGCGGTTGGCCGTCGAGGCCTCGAGCAGCTTCGTCGCATAGTCGTCGGTCTTGGCGGCCTCGAACTTCGCGCGAATCTCGGCCTGTTTCTCGGGCGGCAGGTTCGCGAGCGCGCGGCCGGCCTCTTCATCGCTGAGGATCTGCGTCGGCGAGAGCTGGCCGACGACGCCCTGCGCGCCGGGCTGCGTGCGCAGCGGATCGGCGGCGAGCGCCGCGGCTTCTGAGGGCTGCTGCTCGGTGGACACCGTGACGTCCGGCAGCTGCGCGACGGTCGGCGCGGGCGGCCCGATCGGCGGCGGCCCCGGGGGTCCCGCGATCGCCGGCTGCGGCCCGGCGTAGGGCGGCGGCTCCGGCGCTGGGGCCGGCTGAACTTCGGGCGGCGCGGGCTGCGCCATCGCCGCCAGCCCGCGCGCCGCGAGCTCGTCCTGGGTTGGCGGCCCGAGCGCTGGAGCAGCAGCGACCGCGGCGTCCAGTGCGTCCGCTGGGATGCCAACGCCAGGCTGCAGAACCGTCGCCGGCGGGACGCTCCACGGATACTGCAGCGACGCGAGGTCGGGCGCGTCCGGCGGCAAGCCGCCCGCGACGTCACCATAGAGCGCCGGATCGGCCATTCAGCGCCCCGCGCCCCGCTCGAGCTTGGCGACCCGATCGCGCAGCGCCGCGAGCATCGCGGTGTTCTCACTCGCGAGGCGCGCGCCGTTGACCATCTTGCCGCGTGGCGTGTCGACCACTGCGCGGCTGCCAGCGCGCTCGAGGTCCTGCGCCATCGGCCCCAGGTGCTCGCCGTCGCCGTCCCGTTCGTCCTTGTAGCGGTACTTCGAGGCGCGCCGGAGCGCGGACAGCATCGCGTCGGCTTGCTCGCCGCCGTCCTTCACGTCCGTCTTGAGCCGGCGATCGGAGAAGATGGCGCCGAGCGCGCCGATCGCCGCGGGACCGTACTTCTCGATCCCGCTCTTCTCGGGCTGCCCGGCGTTCTGTGCCGCGTAGCCCGACATCGCGTTCTGTCGATCCCCGAGCGAGGCCTGAAGATCCTGTCCGCGCAGGTTGCCGAGCAGGTTGCCGTAGCTCTGGTTAGCGGACTGGCGCTCCTGGATGCCGGCGATCGCCTGCTGCCCCGCCAGCCCTGCGCCGAGCCGGCCAGACTGGATCGCGGCCGTACGAGCCGCCATCGCGGCATTGTGCGGCGATGCGCCCGCGGCGAGCGAGCGCTGCGCGGCGACGTTCTGCTGAAGCCCTTGGCGGAGCTGCTCGGCGGAGACCGAGTCCTGACCGCTCGCCTGTCGTTGCAGCTGATCGAGAACGGGCTGCGCCTGGCGCCCGTAGTCTTGATAGCCGCCTTGCGCCTGGTCGGCGAAATCGCTCGCGGCGCGCGACTGATCATAGAGGAGCTGCTTGCGCTGCCGTTCCGCCTGATCCGCCTGATCCATGCTCCGCTGCGCCATGCCGCCGAGGTCCCACCACGGCGCATTGCTGTTGTCGACGTTGCCGCCGAGCGGCACGAAGAGCCGCTGTCCGGTGTCGCCCCAGCTGTTCCACGTGCTCATCGGTTCATGCCTTCTGCGCCGCGGCGAGGCGCCGGTAGAGACCACCCTCGATGCCGACTTCGAGGGCAAGGCCGGTGAGCTTGAACGCCTCGCCGGTGGGCGCCGTGAACGCGCCGCCGCTGAACGCCCCGGTCGCGACCTGGCCGGCCATAGTCGCGATGTTGATCGTCTTGGTCGGCGCCGCGTCGGGGGTCGCGAGCACCGCGAGCGCGGTGCCGGACGCGATCGCCGCCTCGAGCGCCGCGACCGTCAGGCTCGCCGCGGTGCATGCGACGCGCACGCCGATGCAGCCCGGCTGCGGAAGCCACACGCCGAGCGACGGCTGCCACGAGAGCCCATCGCGCACGTCGACGCGGTTCGCGCCGCTCTCGAACGTGATGGCCATCGTGATCGCGTTGCCGAGCTCGCCGGAGCGCTTCGTGCCGGTGACCCGCCATGTCGCCGCCCACGCCGTACCCGATGTCGCGACTGCCGGCGAGAGCGCGGATGCGGTGGCGAGCGTCGCGCTGGCAAGCTCAGCGACCGCGCTGATGCGCACCTTGATCGCCTCGCATGCGGGTCGCTTGGGACCGTGGGCCATCTGTAGCGGGCCGCCGACCACGAACGGCGAGGGGGGCCACACGATGTCGTCGACGTACGTCGGATCGTAGTTGTAGGCGATACGCATGCGGAGCAGGCATTCGCTGCGCACCTCACCGAGCGGCTGCACCTTGCGCACGCGCGCCGCGCCCTGCAGGTCGGCCAGCTTGATCCATGTCTCCTCGATGTCGATCCCGTAGGTCAGGTTCGAGTACGAGGTCTGCTGGATCTTCGGGCCGGTCGCGGTCAGGTAGACGTGCTGCCCTTGCCACATGCAGGCATGCACGCCGTCGGCGATGACCCACTCGCCCCACTGCCCGCCGGCGGCCATCTGCTGCGGGTACGCCCCGCCGGCCCCCCCTTGGCGCGGGTACGCCCAGAGGATCATGCGCTGGTTGGTGAGGATGCGAACGTGATGCTGCGTCTCGACGATGCTGGTCGCGAGCACCGTCTCGGTCTCGAAGTCAAAGATCGCGCCGCCGATGTAGAGCACCGCCGATCCGCTGCGGTCGAGTAGCTGCCAGCCCTTCCGGCTTTGGAACAGCGTGCCGTGCGGCGTGAGCACCACGGACTCCTGGCTGACCACACCGATGTCTGCCGAGACGACGCGCGCCGGGCCGAATCCGCTACCCTGGCCGCGGTTGTCGAGCCCCTGCCCCGGGAACTGGTAGAGCGCGGTCTCGCGCGCGACAAACAGGATCTCGTCCTGAAACCAGATGGCAGTGATATCGCCGCCGACCTGAGGCACGTCGATCGTCAGCGTGTCGTGAAACGATGCGATCTCGCCGTCGTTGCGCTCGCGCGAATACCACACGCGATCGGGGTCGCCGGCGACGCCCGCAATATATAGGCGGGTGTCGGTCGCGATGATGATTGTCGCCGGCGGCGGTGCCAGCGATTCAAGCACATCGTCGTTCTCTGGATTCTGCTCCCTTCCAAGGATGGACGAATCCGCGAGGAAATCGGTGAACGCTGGCACCGGCGACGGGGTCAGAAGATACCTATTCGGATTCGTGGTGACGCTCGGGTCCTGCGAGCTCACCCGATAGAATGGCGGGTTGCCCGGCGGCGGATTGACCACGGTGCGCCAGACCTCGAACGTTGGCACGGGCGACGTCTTGCGGGTCGTATACAGCGGGCCGCTGCCGGAGGCCGCCGACATCGAGCTGGCGCCGGCGGCGATGGCGACGGTCGTGATCGCCGCGGTGGTCGAGCGCTCCTTTTCGCCCTGCCCATTCGTGTACGCGAACGTCGGCTTGTACGCGTAGGTTCCCGCTGCCATCGCCGCGCCGCCGGTCACACCGCCGTCCGCCGGCACAAATGAATAGGCGAACGTATTGAAGCCGACCTCGACGAGCTGCACGCCGTCGTACTGCAGGATCTCGGCGCCGGTGATGTACGCCGTGCGCCCCAGCTGCGCGGTGCGGCGCGCGTCGTTCGTGTCGAACGCGATCGTGATGTCGGTGAGCGTCCGGGATCCGTACGAGTTGCCCCCGGCCTCGGGCAGCGAGGCCCCGGAGTCCGCCTCGAGCGTGCGCCGCGCCGCGCCGGCCCACGAAAACGTTGCCGTTCCGCTGGTGAGCCCGACACCGGGTCGCACGCCGACGTTCTCGAACCCACTCGCGACGCCGGCGAGCGCCTTGCCGATCAGCGAGCCGTCCTCGCGGTACAGGAAGTAGGTGTTCTGCAGCGACGAGCCGATCGCCGTCGAGGCCAAGCTGCTGAGCGCGAACATCGCGTTGACATAGACCGAGCCGCTGTAGTCGAAGGCGCGGGACGCGATGCCCAGCCCGTCGGCGAACGTCGCTTGCGTCCCGATCGTTCCCGCGTCATCGACGGTGTTGCTCTTGGTCTCTGGCGTGTTCGCCGTGAACTCGTTCGCAGTCCAAAACACGCGGCACACGAAATGCCCGGCCGTCTGCGCCGAGCGATAGCACGCGGTCAGGTGGTTCGGATTCGCGGTGTAGGTTCCGATCACCTGACCGGTCGCGACATCCGCAAGCGTGCTCGTCGTGACGACGTCGCCAAGCACCTGAGTCGTGCCGGATACCGTGCGGAAGATGTGTGTTTGCGTGCCGCTCGATGGCCGCGAGGCCACGGCGATTCGGCCATCGGCCGTGCGGGCCTTGGTCGAGGTCGCAACAGCAAGCCCCGCGGTCACCGTGAACGCCGAGTAGGACGTGGTCGTTGCCCGGACGGCCGCGCCGACCGCCTGATCGGCGCCGAGTACTCGGACGACGTCGTATCCGGTCCCACCCATCACACCGGACGCGATGACCGTGGTGGCGACCGACTGAATCCCGGTGAGCGGCGCCGCCGGGTCAACGGCGCGAACCTCGAGTGTGCGATTCGCGCCGCCGACCTCCGTGAACATGAGGATCTTTGTCGACAGCGCCACAAGCCGCACACTGAAGGTATTGCCACTCGAGGGTGCGACGAGCGTCGGCGCGACGAGCACCGAGCCGGTCGCCTTGTCCATCGCCGCCGCGTACACGGCGCCACCTAGAACCGCGCCATTCGGCTCGTACCACGCGTACACGATGGTGTTGCTCAGCTCGGCGCGGTCCGCGAAGAACTGGTCAGTGGCGCGCGCGAAGCGCTGCGCCGTGTCGATGGTGACCGCCATATGCGTTCCCCGCAGCGCCCATACCGCCAGCTGCGCGTTCCAGCTGTACAGCGCCGTGTCGGTGAACACGCAGAGCTCGCCGTTGACCACCGCGAGCCGCCGGCAATTCGACAACGTGCCGCCGCCGAAGATGCTGTTGGACATCGCGAGGTACGGCAGGCGCGTCTGCGTGCCGCCGTCCTCGTCGAACTGCACGTCGCGGCAGATGTCGAGGTACGGCTGCGGTCGCGCGCGATCGTCGGTGCGCTGCTGCAGCCCGGCCGCGAGCGGCAGCTGCATCACCTGCCAGTTGAGCCCGTTGTAGGCCATCTACATCACCACCACGGTGACGATGACCGGCACGCCATAGCTGAACGCCGACAGATACAGCGATTGCGCTCGATTGACCCCGTTGCCGACCACGTCGTAAATGACGCCGAACGTGTTCACCGCTGCGCCGAAGGCCACACGCGGCGGCGAGATCCATACCATGGCGGGATTGCGGCCGAGCTTGTGCGGCACTACGACCGCGCCATTGTTGGGAATCGTGAAGTCGCCGACGACGATCAGCCCAGCTGCCGGCAGCTGCTGCAGCTCAGCGATCGCGTTCGCGTGCGAATCCCGCGCGCGCTCGGCCAGCGGGTCGGCGAGCTTGACGGCCGCGAGCGCCTTGAGCGTCACGGCCGCCACCACCGACCGCAGCGCAGCGACTCGAGCACGTCGCCCGGGATGCGATACACCGGCTGCCCGAGCGAGCGCTGGCAGGCCCAGTACTCGAGCTCGTCTCTCGCGCGCTTGTGCTCGTCGATCGCGCGCTGCTGCGCTGTCGAGCCCTTGTGCTGCGCGACCGAGGCGACGCCCCACAGGATGAGGCGCTCGCCGTAGATGTTGATGCAGTCGACCGTGGTCGAGTCGGCCGCGGTCGACAAGTCCGTCGGCTGCGGCACGTACAGGTGCTTGTACGTGCCGCTGGTCGGCGTCGGGTAGAGCGCGAGGTTCGCGCCTTCCTCCGCCCAAAAGTAGGCCGGGCCGCCCGTCGTGAGCCCGATGACGTACGTGCGGTCAGCCGGCCCGATCGGCCCCCACACCGGCCGCCGCGGCCCCGTCGTGCCCGAGAGCACCAGGTCGACGCCGATCGTCGAGAGGTGGTCGCTCGGCAGGGCGAGATTGCTGAGGTCGAGCGTCGCCTCGGTTTCGAAGTAGCGAGCCCCCTTGTCGGCCACCACCGCGTGGAGCTCGCCGTAGAACTCCGCGACCAGGGCTTTCAGCTCGACGTCATCGATCGCGCCGTCCCCCTCGCCACTCCAGCGCTGGCGAGCGCGGGTGGTGAGCGAGCTGAGGAGGACATTGCGCGCCATGGTCGGTCAGGGCTTGTTGGTGTCGGCGAACACGAGCGAGACGTCGAGATACTCGGTCGTCTGCAGGTCGTCGGCGGCGAAGCTCGAGTTCCAGATCGCGATGTCGAGCTGGCGGTTCGTCGCGTCCCACGTGTCGCGCGTGAGTGTCTGGCCCTTCACATCGCCCGGCGTCGCCGCGCCGAAGATGTAGCCGCCGATCCCGATGAACGTTCCGCGTCCCTCGGTGAGCGTGATGCGGTGAACGCCGACGCCCTGGCGCAGCACGGTCATGTTCGGGCCGTACTCGACGGTCGGATCGGCCGCGCCGGTGCCGAGGAGTCGGATCCGAATGATCCGCTCCTCGTGCACGCACGTCTTGCCGGTCTGGAACTGCACGTCAGCGCTCCAGCCAGCCCATGCGGACCTTGTAGACGCCGGCCGCGGACTGCGACGGCGAGTACAGGGCCAGCATGTACGAATCCGTCGGGCCGAGAATGACCGGCGGCCGGCAGATGACGTGGCGGTTGATGGTCGCGGTCGCGCCGGCGATGCCCGCACTCTCGGGCTCGGCGCCGAACACGAACATGTACTTGTCGCCGGCGAGCTGGATCGACGGTCGGAACTGCCCGAAGCCGAGGTTGCGCGACTGCGCGGTCTCGGCGCTGACCACGATCGCGCCGCCGGTCGGCGAGAGCACCGCGGTCGCGCTCGACTGCATGTTCGGGTTGACCTTGGTGAGCGCGGTGCCCGGCGTGGTGATACGGGTGGCGCCGGTGTCGAGCGCGTCGGCCCAGCTGTCCGCGGTGCCGTTCGCGCCGGCGGTGATGACCTCGATCTCGATGAAGTCGAGATAACAGCGCGTCTTGCTGGTTGCCGCGTCGCTGTTCACCAGGTGGATGAACGGCTTGGTCATCGTCGCATCGGCATCGACGAGCACCGGCGCGGCGTGGCCGGCGAGCGTGGTCGCCGCGTCGTTGGTCGCGTTGTGCGCGGTGAAGTACGTGCCCTCATCGGCCGCCGCGTAGCGCCAGCGCCCCATCGGGACGGCGAACAGCTCGCCGTAGCGGCTCGCCCGTGCGCCGATCATCGCGCCGTCGCCGGGAACGGGCTGCGGCAGCGCGCGGGTCCCGGGGACGAAGATTGTCTTGTTGGTGATGTCGTTCGTCACTGTCGTTGTCCTTGTCTCGGGCACCGTGTAGGACGGCGCCATCGTGTGGATGTGGCTGGGACGGCGCGCCGTCGGGCTACGCCTGGAACGTGGCGACGCCGTGCGACGCCTGGTCGGGCTGCATGTAGTTCGCCTGCACGCGCGCGCGGTAGGCGAGGCCGTCCGCGTCACTGATGCGCAGCGGCAGGTTGCCGTCGTCGCGGATCAGGTGGGCGACCGACGCGCCGAGATACATGATGTTGTGCGCGTCGTTCTTGAACGCGCGCAGCTCCGTCGGCACGATGTCGGGCTCGGCCATCACCTCGATCGCATAGCCCGCGGCGTCGATCATGATGGTCTGGAAGCCGATGCGCGCCTTGCCCTCGGGGTTGACGTACTGGACCTTCGCGCCCAGGCGCTTGACCATCGACTGGAACACCGTCGGGTAGACCACCGCGCGCTCGAGGCGCTTGCCGACGAGCGAGACCTGCACGGCGAGGTCGCCGATCTGGTCCTCGGGGAGCACGGTGATGTCGTCGATGCGCGTGCCGGCGAGCGCCTCGGTGTCGTTCGCGCGGTCGACGTTGCGGAACAGCACCCCGGAGACCGGCGCAACGAGCGGCGTGCATGCCCCCATGCCTTGGATGCCGTTGGTGGCGGTCTGACCGAGCCGGAACAGGTAGTCGTTGTCCGAGAACGATGCGATGCCCGCAGCGTTGTCGAGCACGATCTTCTTCGCCGACCGGATGATCTGAGTGACCTTGGCCGAGCCGATGCGCGCGCCGGTGCCGGTCGATCCGGTCGCCGCGATCACGGTCATGCCGCGGCGGAAGTTGTGGACGTCGCTCGCGCTGGTCAGCGTGACCGTGTTGCCCGAGATCGACGCGCGGCGCCCACGCTGGCCGGAGCCATCACGGAAGATGTCGAAGGCCACCTCGTCGCCGAGCGTGGTGAGCACGCCGTCGGTGTGGCCAGTGATGAAGTTGACGAAGGCCGCGTTGTTCGCCTTGTAGCGATTGATCGACGGGCCATCGAGCGTGATGTAGCCGTACTTGAGGACGTCGGTGGCAACGAACTGCTCGCCCCTGAGCACCTCGACCGCGGTGACCGAGTCGGCGTAGGTGTTCGCGACGCCCTGGGGATTGCCGGTGACGGTCGCGTATACGAAGTCCTGGCCGCCGAGGCCCTGGATCTTCGAAAGCATGTTGTAGGTCGGGTGATCGCGCTGGGTGACCATCGCCACCTGCGCATCGGAGTACCGGCGCTTGAAAACAAACGCGACGGTGGTGTTGTCGGCTGCGGCTGCCATGTCCAAGTCCTTCCGAACCACCTCGACGAGGTGGCGCGACGTTCAGCGGGTTTTCGCCGGTCGACTTATCGGCAGGACGGGTATGGACTTCGGTGCAGGCGGCAAGCGGCGCGCGAGGCGCCGCGGAACATCAATTGCGTTGCTGCGCCTGGAGCTCGCGCACCAGGTCGGCTGCGGACGGGATCGCCGTCTCGTCGGCATCGGCAGCCGGCGCGGCCCGGGCCGGCTTGCCGTTCGGCTTCGCCGCAGCGGCCGCGGGCTTCTTGCCGTTCGGCTTGGACTCGGCATCTGCCGCGGGTGCGGCGGCGTCCTCGACGCCATACAGACGGAGCCGGCGAGCGATCTTCTTTTCGTGCGCGGCGAGCAGTTCCCGGGCCTTGATCTCGGGCAGCGAACGCTTCGTCTTCTCGACGAGCTCGAGCGCGGTCGCGGCCAGCTCAGCGCGGGCCTGCTTGGGGTTCTTGGCGATCAGTGCCTTCGTGCGCGGCGTGGCGTCGTCGACCTTGCGGATCGCGCGGCCGAAGTAGCTGTCGAGCTCGCGCCGGACGGCGGCCTGCTGGTCGCGCTCGGCGAGCCGAGCCTCGAGGGCGGCGGCCTTCTGCTCGGCGGCCGTGATGCGCTCGTCGGCCTTGCGATCGCGAAGCGCGCGCTCGGCGGCGGCGCGGTACTCGGGCTTGGCCGCGGCCGCCTTCGACCGCGCGTAGGCCTGCTGCGCGGCGTACTCCATGTCGTCCTCGGCCAGGCCGAGCTCGGCCAGCACGCCGGCCGGGTCGAGCTTCGCGCGCGCGCGGAACGCCTCGAGTTGCTTCTGCGCGTCGGTCTGGCCTTGGCGCTGCGCGGTCAGCTGGTCGCGCTCGCGCTCGAACGCCTCGCGATCGCGGCGGAGCTGCTCGCGCTGGCGCTGCTCGGTGCGGCGGACCGCGGCGATGCGCTTGGCGAGCTCGGGATCCTTGCCGGCGGCCGCGAGTTCGTCGTCTTCGGCGTCGGGGTCCTCGTCGGCCGGCTCGTCGTCATCGTCGTCGAGATCCGCGGGCTCCTCGTCGTCCTCGCTCGGGGCGGCACCGTCGTCCGCATCGCCATCGTCCACATCGTCGGCGTCGGGCTCGGGCTTGGCAGCCTTGCCCGGCTTCGCTGCCGGCTTGCCACCACCCGCCGCGGCCTGCTCGGCCTCGAGCTCGGCGAGCAGCGATGCGTCGTCGTCCGCGGGCGCGCCGGCAGCTGCGGCTCCGTTCGGGGCGGGGCTGTCGGGATCGGCTGCGTCCGCCATGCGGACAAACGATTACACGAGCCGTATGACGTGCGCCAGCGTCTCGTTTCACGCGGCCGCGGTCGGCCGGAGCTGCATCGCCTGTGGAGCGAGCGCCGCCGCGGGCGGCTGTCCGGCCGGCGGACCGTTGATGTCGGCCTGGGGCGGCGGTGCACCGGGGCCCACCACGCCGGGCTGCATGCCGGCCGTCGCGTTGTCGTTCTGCGCCATTTGTGCCTGTTGCTGCGCGGAGATCCACGCGGCCTGCGAGATGTAGTCGCGCAGGTTCTCGAGCACCTGCTCGGGCGCGCCGGCGATGCGCACGTTGTGGTACGTGCCGGTCGCGCGCCACTCGATCATCTTGAGGTTGTCGAACGGCTCGGGGGTGGAGATCCCCCCGTCCAGGATGACCTCGATCTGCTGGTCGATCGAGTCCAAGGCGCCCGTGTACATCGACAGCTCGCGCTCTAGGTCCGGGTGGCCGGACAGGCGCCGGAAACTGTCGGTTGAGATGACGCCGGCCTGAGCCCATTCCAGGATCGTCTGCTCGCGGCCGGCGGCGGTGCGCGGCAGGGTCGACGCGGCCTCGATCTGGATCTTCACCTGGCCCATGTCGACCTCGGACCACTTGATCGGCTTCTGCCAGCGGCTCTCGAGCACCGTCGGGGCCTCGGCGCCGAGGTCCTTGCAGGCGTCGATCATGAGGAAGGTCGCGTCGAGGACCAGGTGCTCGAAGTCGGCCTCCTGCGGTGCAAACCGCTGCGTCTGCGACTGGCGGAATTCGCGCACCGCGGCGCCGGTCTCGAGTCCCGGCTGGATCGAGCCGTGGCTCGCCTGCTGGTTCTGCCCGAATTCCTCGAAGGCCGACTGCTTGAGCTGCATCCGGCTGTTGATCAGCTCGGGGTGCACCGCCGGTGGCGTGACGGTCTGTGGGTAGTCGCCCTTGATCGGCACCCAGTTGCCGGTCTCGGTCATCTTGCCGGACGCGCCGAAGTCGGCCGGACGCACCCACGTCGTCACGTGCGCGTTCTGCTGGAGCATCCGCTCGATCGTCCAGTTGCGCTTGTTGAGCGCGCGCTGGATGCCGGCGATGCGCTCGGCGCCACTGATCGGATAGAACGAGCCCTTCCGTGCCGACCACGCGATCATCGCGAACGGGTAGTAGGGCTTGTGGTACGGCTCGTCGAGGAGTGTCTTGTTCGCGATCGTAATGGTCCGCCGGCCGGGCACGTATGCGGCGCCGTTGCGATTCTTCTTCGCGACACGCTCGCCCTTCTTCGGCTTCGGCGGCCGCTTGCCGATCGGTAGCCGAATCGATTCAATCACCGTGATCTTCGTCTTGATCCATAGGCTCGTCGCCGGCGCTTGGCGATCGCTCGTGAGCGACGCGCCCGAGAACGTGACATCGATGTCGTCGGCCGCGTCGGGGTACTCCGCCTTGAGCTTGGCGCGATCGTAGTGGCGCTGCACGTGGTGGAGCTGGAGCGGCGGCGCGCCCGAGCGGGCATCCTCGTCCGGCACCACGATGTCTTCGAGCGGAGTATGCTCGACCGCGATCTCGTCCCACCGATCGGCGTAGACCTTGACCAGGCCGCCGCCCTTCTTCGCCGCCTCCTTGAAGGCCAGGCGACACTTCTTGTGGAGGTCGAGTTGCTTGCCGAGCCCCTCGGCGTAGAGCTCCATCTTCGCTGCGCGGCGCTGGGTCGACCAGTCGGCGCCGTCGGTCAGGAAGCGCGCGCGGACCTCGGCCGTCGCGACCGACGCGTACGTGGTGTCGACGTTCGAGGCGACCACGTTCTCCGCCATGTCGTTCAGCAGATCGGTGGCGGCGCGCGGATCGTCAGCAAAGATGCCGTCGGGGCTGTGCTTGTCGTACAACGACTCCAGCGTCGCCAGCCGGTCGTAGATGCCGCCCTGCTCTTGCTCGATGCGGTCGACGAAGCCGAACACGTGCTTGTGCACGTCGTTCTTCTCTTGCTCGTACCAGAGCCCCTGATCGATCACGATTCGGGCTCCACGAGCCGGTCGCGTCGGCGGCGCGGCAGGCGCTGCGACACCTCGGGCCCGCGGATCCCGAAGGTCTCCGGGTCCTCGAGCGCATCGCGCGGCGTCTCATCGTCGGGCTTCGCGCCGGCGGCCGCGCCCGACTCGATCTCGGGGTCGGCCAGCGTGAAGCCAATGCCGACGCCCAGGTCGACACGCAGCACGCCGAGCTGGCGGAGCCCCTGCGCGCGATTCGCGATCACGTCCAGCAGGTCGGCAGCTTCCTTGGCGGTCACAGGTTGCCCCAAGGATCGACATAGCGGTTCGAGATCGTCAATGTCGATCCGCCGGCGGGGGCGGGATCGGCAGGGCGCTCCAGTGCCGCGTCCGGCCGCCGGACATCGGCCGGAGCGACCTCCTGTTCGACGGCCCCGCTCTCGAATAGCCCAGCGATTTCCTTGTTGCCGTACACCAGCGTGTCGGAGCTGTGCGACGCCTGGCGCTGGTCCTCTTCGACGTGACCGAAACGGTTCTCGCGCCATTGCACCGAGGTGACCTGGTCCTCCAGCGGCGAGCCCTTGATCACGTGGATACGCCCGTCGATGAAGTTGCCGTTGACGAGCTCGATCGCGCCCTTCTTATAGTGCGGATTCTTCTCTGCTTTCCTGTAGGGCAGGCCGTAGGTGTTCTTGAGCTCCTCGAGCGTGGCCAGGTCGGTGTCCATCACCTGCGCGTCGGGCCAGCCGGTGATACCCATCGCGCCGCCGAGCGGCTCGGCCGGCTGGTGGAGGAACGCGCGCTCCGCCGCCGCGGGCCCAATGTGCAGCTCGGCGATCGGCCGCGCGTGCATCCGGGTGCGCTCAAAGAACATCACGTGCCAGATGTCGCGCTTGCGGTCGCGCGGCGAAAACGCGTAGACGTTCAGCGCGTAGGGCAGTGCGGTGCCCATGTCGCCGGCGTACACGAACCGCAGGTCGACGAGCCCCATCTCGCGCAGCTTCGCGATTGCCAGCTCGAGACCCTGGACGCCCTCGATCTTCTTGCCGTCGAACGGGTCCCACTGGTTCCACGGCTCGCCGTTGAGCTGCGCGCGGTAGTGGAACACCATGTTCGTGTCGTCGGAGGCCCACTGCGCCAGGTACTCGCGCAGCCACACCGGGTTGTCGTCCGACCACTGATTCTCCTCTTTCTCAACGAGTGCCTCTTCCCAGTTCGCAACGATCGCCGGGTAGAGCTTCCGCGCGTTGGGCAGCTCGTAGACCATCTTTGCGGTCCAGTAGTGCGAGCTCCACAGCTTGCGCTCGAAGCCGGGCTTGTCGCGATCGGCGTATGGCGCGTGCTTCGTCGACCCGGTGCGCGTCGCGTCGTAGAAATCGCCCTTCAGGTCGAAGCCGGCCGACCCGGCGAGGACGAAGCAGCCCTGGCGCTCGCCGAGCCGGGGCCCGACGATCTGGGTTCGGAGCTTCTCGACGCGCGCCGGCGGATGACTCGCCGCCTCGTCGACCTGCACCTCGTTGAACGGGTAACCGCGGTGCACCTCGATGTCCGAGTCGTCCTGCATCCCCTTGATGGTGACGATGCCGCCCGTGCGCGCGCACGTCGCGGTCTGCTCGGATTCCTTGAAGCGGAGCTCGAGCCCATAATGCTCGTTCATCTCCTGCAACTTGTCCCAGTAGAGCTTCTTCGCGTGCTCCTTGGTGCGCGCGAAGTACAACACCTCCGCCTTGCGGATCGACGTGACCTTCAGCGCCGCGCGGCCGCGCAGCGTCGTCGTCTTCGCACCGCCGCGACCGCCAAGAATCGACACGCGGCGACTCGGGTCCTCGACCGCATCGCGTTGGAACGGGTGGCAGTCGGCGAGGATGGCCTCGCGGATCTCGGCTGCCCATCGTTCATCCGGCGACAGCACGCGCCGCTCGGCCTTCACGCGAGCGTGCGGGGCGGCGCGCGGCTTGCGGGGCATCAGCCTCCGGTGGCCGGATCGAAGTACGGGTGGTCGACCACCGCGACCTCGATATCAGGGTTCACCGCGACCGCCATGCCGGCGGGCATGGCCAGCATCACCTCGAGCACGCCGGGCTGACCCTCGACCACGCGGGCGCCGAGGTCCTTGACCAGCCGGCAGAAGGTCGCGGGGTGCAGGCGCACGCGCGCAAGCTTGCCGCCGACCAGTTTGCGGCGCACCGCCTCGGCCGCGATCTCGCCGCACAGATCCGCTGTCGTGATCACGCGCCGGGCTCCTCCGGCGTGTACGCGACCCAGCTCTCCGGGATGCACACCTCGGTCTTCACCTTGCCGTGCTCGTCGAACTCGCGCACGCGATGGTGCCGCTGCCACGGCTCGTACTGGATCGCGATCGTGTCGGTGGTGGAGCCCTTCAGGCCGGCCTTCAGGACGTTCGACCGGCCCGGGCTCGGGATCCGATCGTCGACCCGGAGTGTTTCGATCTTGCTTACACGGATCGGCTCCATCGGGCCGGGCGTGCGCGGCGCCTGCGCGGCCGTGTTCTTCGTGGCGGTGGGGTTACGCTCGTCGGTTGCCATGGTGCTCCTGGTGATAGTAGTCGGGGTAGCGCGCCGCGGCGGGCGCGAACTTGGCGTGCGGGATCTTGTTGGTGCCGCCTGGGTAGTTGTCGGCGATCCGGCTGACGATCGCGGTGCGGCACGTGTAGAGGAACGGCTGCGCGGGGTCGACGCCGAGCGCCACGAACAGGGCGCGCGCGTAGCCGACCTCGCGGAACGGGTCCTTGACGTAGACGTAGTAGACGATCGGCAGCCGCCGCGAGGTGTCACCGGCGATGAAGCCGTACAGGAACCCGTCGGGCTCGCAGGCGACCAACGTGCGCGCGTTGGGCCGGTCGACCAGCTTGCCGATCTGCGCATGCATGATCGCCGGCCAGTCCTCGGAGGCGATGAGGCCGGCGAAGTGCGAGCTCTTGTACGAGCTCGACCAGGTGGAGATCACGAAGGCGCGCTCATCCGAGGATGGCGCCATGTCGGCGTGGCGATAGACGGTCATCGCGCCCTCGGCACGCCGTACGGCTGGTAGCTCTGCGTCCAGCGCTCGAGCTTCGCGTCGTGGAGCTCGACGAACCACGCGCGGCCGGGCCAAAGCGTTTCGAAGCTCGCGCCGAACGATGCGCAGTGCCGCGCGCGCTCGGCACCCCAGTGCGGCACGCCGGCCCCTATCGCGCTGGCCAGCTCGGCGAGCTGAGCCGACAGTCGGTCGAAGTCATCGCCCTCTCGCATCTCGAGGCCGGGCTCCACGATGACGCCGCCGACCGTCACCGAGCAGCGGATGTAGTGCTCGACCGGCGAGCGCAGATCAAGGTACAGCCAGTCGCCCCACTCCGGGTGAATCACGAGCGCCGCGATCGCGTCCCGCGAGGCGATGTCGATGCGGCCGTCGCGATACACGGCCGCCACCGCCAGGCGCCCAGGGCGCAGCGGAAGATGCGAGTCCACGTCGATCATGTGCGACGCCGCCAGCAGATCGCCCTTGCGGAGGTTGTGCTCGCGGTCGAGTCGCAACGTGCTGCCCGCGATCTGGACCGCTCGACCGACCAGCCTGAGCTCAGAGCTCACGGGCAAGCTCCATCGCCTGGCGCTCGTTCTCGCGCTCCCACACCTTCGCGCGATCCTCCTTCCAATCGGCGAGGTCCTGCCCCTCGGCCAGGTTCGTCGTGTCGGTCCAGGTAGAGAACTCGGGCTTCACGTTGTCCGAGCCGCGGACGGCGGCGGTGACCTTCTTCGCGCGCGCGATGCCGGGCGCCGAGATGACGTGGGGCGAGGGCTCCATGCAGCCTTCGCTGTACCCCCAGCCGATCGCGGGACATCCGACCTCGGATGGCGGATCGCCATCGGCGCCGCGCTCCACGTTGAGCGCGAACCGTCCGTGCACCGGACACTCGTACTCGGCGGCGATCAGCGAGCCGGGCGAGGTACGGACGGTGAGCTTCCAGGCGGTCATGGCGCACGCTCCACGCACTGCGCGCGCAGCCGATCGATTGCGCGTTGGCTGCGCACATTATCGCAGGTGTGACCGGTGATGGAGACGACGAGCGCGGCCCCGAGGGCGATGCGCCACCACTGCAGCCGCGCGATCCGACGCGCAGTGGCTTCGGGTGGCGGGCCGACGAAGAACCGTGATGACGCCGGATCCTTGCGCAGCTTGCTGTAATCGATCGGCTTCATGCGAGGCCCGACTTTCTGGCGTCGATCTGCGACGCCTCGCGTAGGAAAGAGAGGCGCTCGGACTGGTCGAGCTGGCGCAGCCAGGCCATCACAAGCGCCGGGGTGACGTCGTCGAAGCGGCGCGCGCGCGCGGATTCGATCTTGCGGAGCGAATCGACGATGCGGCCGACGCCGGCGGAGAGGAAGGCGATGCGCGAAGCCGGGTCGAACTTCGACTTGCCGGCCTTGCCTGCAGCGATCAGTCCGATCTCGGCGCGCAGGTGCTGCAGACCGAGCTCGAGTGTCGCGATCGAGTCGTCCAGGACGCTCTCGATGGTCGGTTTCGGCGCATCGGAGGGTGCTTTCTGCTGTCGTGGAGCCTTTTTATTGGATTTCATGAGGAACTTTCGGCATCAGC